AAAAAGCAAGAAGCTCGTCAGATTGGTCAGAACTAAATAGTCCTTCATCATAGGAAGCAGTAACAACACGCTTAATAAAGGGAACCTCAAAGTCATTCTTCTGTTGGATTAGCATACCAGAAAGAGCTTTACCCCTTATAATAGAGCGTTTCATAGTTTCTGTTGCTGTCATTGTATGATCTGAATTAAAATCAAGCAACATATCTACTTTAAATGCAGTTGTAATCTTATCATTTAGATAAGGTATTAGATATTGGATTAATGGTGTTATATCACCAGTATCAAATAACTTAAAGATTGGTGATTGATTGCCCGCAAGTTCACTATTAAATATAGATAATTCAGATGTATCTAGTACAGCATCTCCTACAAGGGCATTATTCCACATGCCAAGGGCAGGAGCCGTTGTTTTCTCAGCAGAATCAATGGATAATTCCATAAGGAAGTTAATATTCCTAATAGTAGAGATAAGCATGCTACCAGATGAAACACCATAAGGCGAATCTGCCACACGTATCTGCCTAGCAAAAGGAATTGGGAACTCAGCATAATCTTCTTCTATAAAGATTACGTCCTCATGATACCAATAGCCAGTATATTTTGTTCCTTTTTTACCTAATAACTTAGGATTATAATCTGCTCTTGGTATAATAATATGAACTAAATTAAATGTCTTATCAAATAATCCAGATTCATAAGCTTGTTTAATCTCATCAGGCAAAGTCGACATAAGTTTTTCTGAAAACTCACCATCTATAGTGCAGAACTCAGCAATAATTCTATTAACACTCCATGTATAGTCAGTAGATATTGTATTTACAACACCATTTAGGCCGTCATCGATAGCAGAGTTCTCTACTCCATAATACCTAAAGACAAATAGATTATCTGACTTGCCAGATTTATAATCAGGATTTTTAAAGGCACCTATACCAGAATTACCCTTAGTAAACTGTGAAATAGCATAAGGCTTAAGAGAATTCATAAAGCCAGCTTCTTCATGATTGATCTGATATGATGATTCTTTAGTTACAAAACCATACCAAGAGGCTAATTCATTATTGGCAGCTCTTTGTAATACATATTTACTAGGAATAATCTTAAAGACATCCTCACCCGTTCCCCATAGAACACCAATAAGGTAATCACTTGCCTGATTAACTGCTATATAAGCAGAAGGCTCTTCAACATGTGAATCTTTTATATCACCATAGTTCTTAGATAAATCAACATATTGGTCAATAGCATCCCAGACGGAAGTATTTTTACTTCGCTCTGCATTTAACTGATTATATCTAGTTTTAAGTTTTTCTATTGGCAGTTGTTTTTCAGTCATTAAATATCCTTTTACGTCCGACTACCTTACCAAAGGAATAATTCCCTCTTGTTTCTCTTAAACCGATATCTCTCGCGTTTGATTTTTTTTGTGGAGATTTACTCTTTCTATTAAAGGCAAGTATACCGCTTTCTCCATACCCAAGAGCTTCCGCGTATTTACCCGCATCAGTTATTCTAGTTAATTTATCTTCTTCTGAATTATAACCAGAAAAAGGCTGCCCATATCCTGATCCACCACCATTACCCATAACTAATTACCAAATATACGTTGTCTTTTACCAACAACAGAAACTTCCTCACCAGCATTCTCACCCTCAGTAGCAAAGATTGCAACACGCTGCTTTTTAAGATTATCTTTTTCTTTATCAATCTTCTCTGGTGCCGTTGTCTGAACAGTCGGCGAACTTCCACCAAAACCCATTTATCTTCTCCTACGTAAGGATTTAAACTTAATTGGAACTCTACCACCATTTTGGGTAATTGTCGAGCCAGAAACACCTAAATGCTTTATTAGACCCCATACAGCCATTGCCGCACTATCAGAAAAATCAGGACTTTTAGGCAATTCAGTCTTAGGTCTTAGCAACTTCTTACCATTAGACCTAAACATATATCTAATCTGCTCTAATTCCTTTAAAAGCATACTTTCTCTTTGAATTACTAATCTACCTTGCTCCAATAGATCTTTTACTAAGAAATACGCCTCCGCCCTATTATTTACATAATTCTTATGACATCTTTTAGTGCTACCACCATCAAATGGTATCATATGTACATTAACTTCTGCCAAACGACAAAGAACCGTATGACCCATAGCACCAATATCAATAACACTTATATCAGGCTTATATCTACCAACTAATTCAACAATCTTACCAACAGAGACCATGGAATCCTTTTCATCCCATGCAATCTGCTTAACAATACCAAAATGCTCTTCACTAAGCTTATCTAAAATAGTACAAACACATAAATCCTTGCCCCTATCAGCAAAATCAAACGCTAGAACCCTCTTAGGAGCCTCTAACACCCCATTAGCCTCAATCTTCTTATCAATTAAGCCAGATGGGAATAAGTAATCATCACCAGATTCTAAGGGCTTACCAAGCCAGATATGATCATAATCAGCTTCGCTCCTGTCCTTACATAATAAAGCCTCCTGCTTCAAATATACAGGGCAGAACTTATTTTCAAAATAATCTATGTGTATATGTAAACAATCATCACGCCTAGACATCTGTACATAAACAGGGTCTTCTCTTATCAATCTATTCATCGTAAAGATAATTCTACCAGAACGAACAATAGTAGGCATGATAATATCTAATGTGGGCTTGGTAATAGCCTCAGCCTCATCTACCCATAAAAGATCAACCTCTTCTAACCCTTTAATCCCAGATCGCCCCTGCTCCTTAAATCCCTTGAACTTAATTACAGACCCACTGCTCTTATGACGTATCTCATTGCGTAATACCTCAAAGGCTAATCCATTATCCCTGATTAAATCACTCAAAACAGTGTAAACAGAATCATCAATCGTACTCTGTGTCTCCCTGCCACAAAATACCCTGTAATTCTTGTAATGCTCACAACAGAATAATACCAGCCTAGCTACAGAATGCGTCTTCGCAGATCCACGACCACCCTCTATCAATGCATGCCGCTTTATAACCTTAGGTAATACCTCCTTAGGCATTGGCGCAAAGTGATATACCAAGGGTAACAACTTAGTAGGCAAATCTAGTATTTTAGGGAGCTGAAGTTCCATTGGGAAATTATACCTAACCAAATAAAGAAAGTCAAAATATTATCATCACCGCTATTAATGTAAGGTATTGTTTGGAATTGAGGAATAATTGAGGAAAATATATTGTTGGGGTATGGTACCTAAACATCATCCCACTCCCCCTGATCGGGCATACCCCTGTCCCCATACTAAAAAAGGTTTTCTATATATAGAGAGCTAACCCATTGATATTGTTGGAGTGTGGTTGAATGATCTGTTTTAAAGCCCGTGAGCACATGTACTATTGCTTGGGTATATTGGTAGCCGAGGTATCATATAAACGCATGAGTAAGGCTTATAATGGCTTGGTATTCTGCTAGTTTGGCTGTAATTGGATAGAATATGTATAGTTGCCTATTATTTAGGCAGTTATGATAGCTTAGCAGGTCTTAGTTATTGCTTAGACTTGCCTAGCATCTACTCTGAATCCCATGTTTTCCTTGGTTTCGGCGTGGCTCTCACGGGACCTAACGGTCAAAGAGCTACATTACCTATTTGTAATAGCCTCTCTCGTTGAGCTGATGATTAAAGTAAGGGGCTTAGCAGGCTTAGATCAATGAGAATTACAGTTATTCTTCTTCATTATCTATGATTTCAGCTGATTTCATTGGTTTATTCTCTAGCATTTGCTCTTGAGTTAATCTAATTGCTGGCATAAGGATTGTGGTGATAGCTTCACCATTCATACCTGTAACTTGTTGGACTACTTTACCGTCCATACGATCTGTTAGCTCTTGAATAGCTTTTAATTGCTTAGGATGGTTATCATCTGTTGCTATTTTGACTAATTTACCTGCAATTACATGCAATCCAGCTTCAATTGAGCCAAACTCCTTAGCAAGAGCGCTAATTAGTCCATACTTCATAGTATGTTGGTTTTTAACTCTAGGTTTAGTTAGTTTATGCCCTTTAGTGAACACCATGCTTTATAATACCTAACCTTTTGTTTGAATGGTTGTAACACTGTGATACTACAGTAGTACAGTAGTACAAATAACACCATATTACCATAACTATAACCTTATCATATAAGGAAGTAAAGAGGCTTAGCAAGCAAAGATATAATAATCTAAAGTTATCCTTTAGAAACTAAACATTCTGCTACTTCATTATCTTCATTTGCCTTTATTTCCACTACAAGCTTTCCACCTTTTTGATAATGATCTTTT